AATCAAGCAGAAATAAATCAAGCAGAAATAAATCAAGCAGAAATAAATCAAGCAGAAATAAATCAAGCAGAAATAAACCACATTTACAAGATTTAGATACAAATTCCGAAACAGAAAAATTAGATAAAAATGATTCGCCACAATCATATGATAATAATGAAAAAGTAAAAACTAAATCTCCAATAGATAAAAACCTAATAGATAAAATTAAAAATGCTGAAAGATTGGAAATTAAAAAAAGGGCTAATCAAAGGTTAAAAAGAGCTAGGACAGCTAGTTTTTAAATTGAATTATTTTGTAATGATTTTAATACAACAAATAAGATTTACGATGGACTTTATATAATGAAAGTGACCTTTTGAGCGAATCCATAAATTATATTTAATCGGTATTTATTAGTTCTTTTATATAACTGTGCCCATTTAGGTCCCATTTTATTTGAATAGATATTACTTCTACACCCTTTTGTATAGCTTGACTAATAGCATCTTTATATATAATATCTTTGTCACTTATAGTGAATGATGTCGCATCGTCTCGTTGAACTACAAAACATAATATACATCTATAATGTGGAAAATCTTCTTTCATTTTTTGTAGTTCTTGAACATGTTTCAGTGCTCGCGGACTTATAACATCTGTTTTTTTCTTTCGGTATCCATCTGGAAAATACGCAATATTATTCTCACATAAAGGTACACTTTTGACTTCTAAAATAAAGGGTCTATCATTAGAGTCTATTCCAATAAAATCAAATCTAGAATTTAATATTTTCTTTTCGCGTTCTAATTTTTTTACATTAGGTACAATATATTCTATATATGTTTCAACCATTTTCTCGGCATTCTTAGGATAAATACCTACAAGAGTTTCTTTTTGTTTGCTTAACCATATAGAATATTTACACACTTTACCGTCTAGTGGAATCATATAAACAACTGAACCTTTTTCACATAATCCACAACAACCTAAAGAAGGAGCATGAGCTATAACTTCTTCACCACTTTCTAATAATACATCTGCCACATATGGAGATTTACAATGTTTAGATGGTCTTTTAAGAATGGTTCCGCATATCATTTTATCTATTACAATAAAAATATTAAGTTCAATTTTATAAAATCAACGTATCAAATAATTCGTCAATACAACACATATCTAGACTTTTGACTTTATTTTCTATATCTTCTTCCGTATTTGGAATCAATAATAATTCACCCCATTCAACCTGACCTAATGATAATTGATGTAGAATATATCTACTTACCCATACATAATTATAAACGTTTTCTTTTTCGGTGAAAATCGAATATTCACACGGTCTTCCAAAAATATCAATACCTGCGTAATTACACATTTGTTTATGTTGACGGAATAGTGTTTTATCGTGTTTTTGAGTAATTTTAAATATTTTATTAGGGTATTGTTCCATATAATCATTAAACGATTTGCGTTGATTATGTTCCGCAATAATAATTTGAGGAGGTTCGGTTAAGTTATTTAAATAGTATACATCACATAAAATAATTAAATCGTTTGCGGATTTAAATGGGTTTCTAAATACTTGATTTGGTTTTATCATAGAATAATCAAAACAATAAGGCGGAATATCATTTATATTATCATATAATATATTACTTGAAATGCTTTCCATAGAAATTTCATATTCTTCATTAACCCACACGTAATCTAGAATTTGAGCCATATTATAAATAATATAAATTATTATTTTCAATTTTTATAATATTCCATCCAATTATCCGGACATTGTTTAGTACCTCCGTCATATTTTACAGCTAAACGCTTTTCACAAAGAGCGTCAGATATATTACAATCGTTAAAATATACATGAGCTAAAATACGGCCATATTTTTCTAATTCTACTTCTTTCAGAATAACCATTTTATCCATTAAGATATTTCGTAAATAATCACGGGCTAATGTCGCGCATTCTTTTTCGTCCTTATTTTTGGTCCTGATTTCGGGACAATCAATTCCTTTTAACCTTACCGAGAAACGATAATAAGGCGAATTTTCATATGGTAATTTTGTAGCTACCGTAATAGTGTCTCCGTCATATACTTTTACAACTTTACCTTCCGTAATAGGTGGAATAAATGGAATACAATCTTTGTAAGTAACATTTTCCATTCTATATAAATATATATTTAACCTTTAAATCAATTCTATTTACGATTGTATTTTTTCCTTGTAAATGAAGTTCATATCCAACCTTTGTAAAATTAACTCCTTTCATATCATTACTTTTACTTACAAGGTGACTTCCTATATTTTTTCATATTCCACTCTGGAAAGTTACCATTTTTTCTTGATGCGAGTATCTTTTTTATTTTTGCAAGAGTTATTTTTTCTCTTTTTTTTAAGTTATTTCCTTGTACGGCATTCTTTTGTGTAAATTTATTTTTCTTTTTGCGATACTATTTTTTTCTTTTTGCGATACTATTTTTATTGTTGCGAGTTATTTTGTAGATTTTATAGGCATTATAATATAATGAAAATAAGTAATTTAATTTATTATACAACCTTTGATAAAACATTATTGTATCAAATCAATTCATATTATTCATTGTTTCGTTATGAAAAAAATAGAGACATATATAGATATGGTTCAAAGAAACGCCAACAAATAAAATATGAGTTAGGCTATCATAATTTAGTGGAAGATCACCACATTATACCTAAGGAATTTGATAATCATTTGTTTATTAGAGACATCCGCTTTGATGTAGGGCGTAGCCGAAATATAAGAATTATGCCGAATCATTATGGTTATGAAAAACTGAATTTAACCGATGCTTTAGTTCATCATAATGGTCATATTCACTACAACAATTATGTAAAACACCATTTAGATGAATTGTATAGAACCACCAACTTCAACGAACCCAAATATAAGTTTTTGTTGTTTTTTTGGTATTTGGAGTCACAATTGGATAACGGAACTTTACCGTGGTAATTATATCTTGTAATTATAATGAGATGGAGTAAAAAATATAAAAAAAGTATTGTCGTCCGAAAGGATTTTCGCAAAAACAATATTGTAGAAAGATTAATTCAAAACATCTTGTAAAAATTCGGAAATAGAACATGTTGACGTTAGACCATTAAAAAGAGCCATTATACCAAATAAGATTAAAATAACTAATGGTATAGTATTTACTTTCTTTTTTCTTATTTGTAAATAAGTATAAAGACCCACACTAATCATAATTAATCCCATAATGGTTTGAATGATTCGCATCACACTATAATAATTGAACGAATTGCTACCAACAATATTTATTTTTATAGGACGGTTTAAAGTAACTTCATTTAATCCATGTTTCAAATTCGCAAACTGAAGTTGCGGGTGAACCTTAATTTGTGGATATTTGTGAAAATACTTATGTTTAATGAAGTTTGACCTTTTGGCCGATTGACATACAATATAAATTTCATCAATATATTCTAAATGTTTAATAATGGTTTGTGCGTTAAATCGTATCATATTCATCGGAATGTTATAAAAACTATACTCTTTGGATTGGTCAAAATGTTTGGAATAAACTTCGTCGCTTTTACGTATATCAATAAAAATCATATATATATATATATTAGTTGAAAAAAATAACTAAATGGTAAACCAAATTGTAAATGGATAAAATAATATATGAGAGATTCAATTTCCTACAAAACCGCCATACATAAAAACGTTCACCTAGAAAATATAAGCTTTCCACATCACGTAAAAATGAGTATCACAATACATAAATTTATGCGAGCCGTAGACCCATAAAAGCCATATTTTCAGACGCGGGTTTATGTATTGCATTTGGTAAAGAAATTGAAACCATACGCAATCATTTTGGTTTGTTTATTTTTCATAACATCACGTATTATGAAAGTGGTCGGCGTATGAAGTTCGTACAAAATTGATTTAAAAAACTACATAGGATTGATATATGAAGTACCTTAAAATGATCCTACAAAAAATCTTACCCAAAGAAGTTCCTAAGCCAGTTGGTAGATGGCGTATTGAAGTGTGCGACAAACAATTAAATCAAAAAATATACTTATCCAATATGGATAATTCAATGGATATTAAGAATTTAAATAGATAATTTCTTAAACTGTAAATAATGTTTATTAATATAATATATAGATTCTTTTCTAATTGGTATAATTTTATCCTTATATTGTAAAATAGATGAATTTCTATTTATATTATTAGAAATTTCTATATGAAATGATTCTGGATGAATACTCCATAAATATTTATCAAATGTTTTATGTATCATTCTATTTAATAATATTCCATTATCAATATGTGTATTAGATTCTGTACATGGAACAATATGACATGCTTCTAATTCATCTATATCACTAAATCCAGTTACAATACAAACTTTGTACGTTTCAATGAGTTTTTTACGAAAATCATTTTGATTTGTTCGGTATTTTATCTCGGTTTTTTTGTGATAAACATTATCCATTAAAAAATGTTTATCTAAATAAAAATCTTCTTTATCCGTATACAAATCATGAACTATATCATATAAATTATCTGTTGTTTTATAATTTTGGTCTATTTTATCCATTCTAATATATTTCTATATATATTTAAATATTAATTTCAAATATACTTTTATCATGTAATTCTATTTCCATATATATAGAAATATTATTTTCTTTACATTTTTTTAATATTTCACGCATACATGTATTAGAATCTTGACCTTGTATACTAATATCTAACTTTTCTAAGTATACATATCCATGTTCGGTATATCTACCCTTTTTTACCCATGAAGTATCTTTCGATATCTTTTCATAATCATTAATCCTAATATAAATATTCTCAATTATTTTTTTATAATTTTTTTTTTCTAATTCTAAACCATTAATTTTACATTTTTTTATTTTAGATTTTGTATATATTACCTCTTTTTCGCAATGTTTCATAGATTTTATATTTTTTCTTATGTTTTTTCTTATGTTTATTTCAATATCTTTCCAATATTTTTTTTCGATATTAATACAAATTGGAAAATTATCTGAAATATTCATAAAAATTTTATTTGTTTCTTCATTAAATTTCAATTGATTTAATAATTCATTTAATTTATTAATTCTACTTTCATTATCTGTACATGAATTATACATTGAATAATAATAATCTATAATTTTATCAGTTATATCTTCATAATAATTATTATTTTTAATAATTCCTTCTAAAACGATTCCTTTTTCTTTATTAGGAGATTTTCTTAATACTCTTCCAATGGATTGAATAAATGGTATCATTCCTCTCTTTTTTACTTTATCTGCAAACAAACATCCATCCAAATTAGGTATATCACTACCTTCTCTATGTTTTTTTGCACAAAATAATATAGATTGTCCACTTGATTTATAAAAGCTATCATAATCTTCATTTGTATCTTTACTTGTATCTATATATAATTTGAAATTAGATAATTCTTTATTTTCTTTAATAAAAGATTGGAAAATTTTTTTCCATGATTTTGTATTTTGTATAGTTTGACACCAAATAATTATTTTTTTATAAAACAATTGTGGTATAATTTTTAATAATTCATTTAATATAGAATCTTCGACACATTCATCATAATAATACCAATAAAACTCTGGAGCTAAAATTAAGTTTTGTGATATCGAATAAATCATATTATAATCCGTTAATAAATTAATATTACCATTTTTGCTGTAGATTTCTTTTAATTTTTCAATTTCATTCATATTACTTCTAACAGGTGTTGCACTGAAACCTATTCTCAGAACATCTTTTTCTTTCATATATTCTAGAAATTTAAAGCATTCTTTACTAGGAGTATTATGACATTCATCGTGAAGAACTAAATGAATATTTTTCAAATTTTTATATTCACTTCCTGTTAAATATGAACGATTAATTAATAATAAACACGGTTTTGTATCTATAAATTCATCTATCCAATTACGGGATTTTTCGGTTACCATATTTATAATTTTTGTATTAGATAAATCTACAATTCTCTTTTCTTTCCATTCTATTATTTTTGCATTAGTATCTTTTTCTAATTCAAACATATCTTTTAATATATCAATTCGTTCTGTAAATAATATAATATTACTATTTGTTCCGTATTTACGTTGTATTGCTTTTATATAATACAAAATAATAAATGTTTTACCACAACCAGTTGCTTGACAATGTATACCAGTTTCTATCTTTTTATCAATCATTTCAAATGCTTCAGTTTGATTTATTCTTGGTATAAATGTATTACATAAATAATGAAATATATTATTTTCTATAAAATAATGTAGTATAGTATCTTTGTATTTCAATATTTTTATTTTATTTTCATCCAATTCATAAAATTTAATTCGGTCTTTTACTATTTGAATAACCAATTTAATATCTTTATCCTTATTTTTTTCTATTATTTTTCTAAAATAATCTATAATAGATTTTACCAAATCTCTATCTTCTAAATATAATGTTAATAAATCATATAAAATAGGATTTCCTTTATGATAAGATATGTCATAATCATTTTTTTCGATTTTATCAAATAGTTTATTCATAAGTTCCATATTATAAATATATGGAAGTTATGAATCAATTTTATAACATAAAAAAAGTTATATAAAATTGATACATAAAAGTTCCTAAACATAATTTATGTTCTATGCTGTAAAAAAAGGACAGAAAACTGGAATATTTGAATCATGGGAATCATGTAAGGAACAAGTTCAAGGATTTAAGGGTGCTCAATTTAAAAAGTTTAAAACCAAACAAGAAGCAGATGATTATATGAAGGATATTGTTGAAGATTATAAGAAGGATGAAACCGATTATATTAAGGATAAAGTTGAAACATATGTGTATTGTGACGGAAGTTGTATTCATAATGGTTTACCTAACGCTAAAGCAGGTATTGGTGTATATTTTGGAGACAATGATCCCCGAAATGTATCCGAATCTATATCAGGAAATACAAATAATATTTCCGAACTAACAGCTATGATTCGTGTATATGATTATGTAAAAGGAGATGTTACTATTGTAAGTGATTCAAAATATGCGTTGTTATGTGTTGACACGTATGGAAAAAAATGCGAATCGGGTGGATGGCCTGATATACCCAATAAAGAGTTAGTAAAAAAACTTTATTATACTTATAAAAATAGTTCGTTTAAATTTATACATGTATATGCTCATACCAATAAAAATGATATTCATTCGATTGGGAATCAACATGCAGATAAGTTAGCATATGAGTCCGTTGTAAATAAATCTATCACTATATAAATGAAGTTTAGTAAGAATTCGTGTTTATTATTAATTGATTTACAAACCGATTATAGTGATGTCTATAAATTACATTTGTTACGAGAAAACGTTTGTAAACTATTAAAAAAGGCCAGAAAAGAAAATGTATTGATTTGTTTTGTTTTTAATATAGACGATAAAATAAAATCACATTGGATAGATTTTTCTCAAGAACTACGAGGAAAAATAATATTAGATGAGGGAATTCCTTTTGATTTTGCTATTCCTTATAAAAATGAAAAGGTAATCATAAAAAATAATTATGATTCTTTTTTTGAGACACCTTTACAATCTTTCTTGAAAAAAAATAAAATAGAACATCTTTATGTATGCGGGTGTTTGACTGGTGTATGTGTTCTAAATACTATTTTTACAGCTTTCAATTGCGGATATAGAATACATTTGATTGAAAACGCGTGTTCAGATAGAATAAAGAAACGACATAATAGCGTATTTGAATCGTATAATGATTATTTATTTATCAAAGAAACATTGTAAATAACTTATAATATATAAATGAGAAACACATTAAAAAACTTTTACGAATGGACAATGTGGGAGGGTATTATGCATAATATTTTATTATTATTATTCATTTACATAATATATCTTTTCTTTGTTAATAAAAAAGAAAGAACTCTAACCAACATTTTATTATTTACAATTATTATTAGTATTGATACACTTATTCATCAAAATATAAATATACGAAATAATAAAACAACGCCATATTTATAATGTTATTTTTTTCTACATTCCATGAACGTTTGTTCTTCGTTTTTAATAATAGTGAACTTATTTTCTTCCAATAACTTCACTAATCGGTTGATAAGTGTTCTAACTCCAGTGTTTATATGTAATTATTATAATAAAATTGAAATAAATAAATATAATTATTTTAATCATGGATATCAAAGTAATGGACCTCCCAATGGATCTTGTCTACGAAATTCTCAGTTACGGTGATGTGGTAGTGACTGAAAAATATGAAGGTGTATTACGCCAACTAAAGTATCATAAAAAAGAGTTTATGTATCAACGTAATAACAATCCACTATCACAATGGTATTTTAAACCCGATTCATATTACACGTTATATATTCTAATGAAAAATCAAATGAAGAAGCATTTAGATAAATATATTTATACATCTAAACCATCACGAATGTATAATATCAATTGCGTATTTACCAAAAATTGGGATACGAATCTATTAATAAATTATAATAATATTATTGACATTAATATTTTGTTAGAGTCTTTAGCTGATTTATAGTAACAATTATATAATTATTTTTATTACCATAAATATATCAATAAGTCAAAGTAACCAAGAAGAATATTTCATGTTTATAATTATTTTCCGATTTTTTTTTTCAAAAAATTATTTTTCCAAATTTTATTTTTGGGCGCTCTCTCTCCCGCGATGTCCTTTTTTTTGGTAAGTATTCCCTTGAGAATATATGATGCGAATTATTCTCTAGAGAATAACTTTTTATTACTTGTTTACATACCAAATAATAAAAAAAGGACATTTATTCTTTTGAGAATAAAAAGAGAATAATGGTGTTTTTAATATTTTAAAGCATTTATGATAATACTATCATTTATACTTTATTATTATCGCACCATAAAAAATACTCAAAAAGTAAGCCAAAAGTAATCCAAAAGTAATCCAAAAAGGAGAAAAAGTAAGTCAAAGTAATCCAAAAGTAAGCCGAAAGAATATAAAGAATATATATAGAATATAATTATGCCTATTTACAAATGCGATTCTTGTAATTTGAGTACAACTCTTAAATCTAATTATAATCGGCATTTATTATCTAAAAATCATAATAGGTTAATAGAATCAAGTGTCAATGAACCCGAGGTTGAACCTATCCTTTGTACGCAAATATATGATTGTAAATATTGTGGTAAAAATTTCAAATATAAACAATCGGTATCCAAACATATAAAATACACATGTCCTAAAAATAAAGACGAAGATTTAAAAGAACTGGTACGATTACTAAACTTACAACTTCAACAAAAGGATAAAGAATTAGAATATCATAAACTCCAAAATGAAAAACAACAAAAACAAATGGATACCCAACAAAAACAAATCGATAAACTTATGGATAAACTACAAGTCAATCATATTACCCATAATACATATGTTCAAAACAATATACTATCTTACAAAGATACTGATTTGTCGCATTTAACCAGTAAAGATTATATGAATGCCATAAAAAAGGTTACGTATTGCGTAAAAGACATGATTGAAAAAATACATTTTAACCCACAAAAACCGGAAAATATGAATATTTATATTTCGAATATGAAAGATAAATATTTAATGGTGTATGAAGAAGGGAATTGGAATATAAAACAAAAAAATTATGAAATCGATACTCTCTATGAAAGTAAAGAAATGTTATTAGAAGACTGGCTAGATAATTATGGAAATGAAGAACTGAGACAAAAGTTTAATAAGTATTTGAGTAATAAAGAAGATGATTCAACCATGAATGAAATAAAAGAAAACATAAAAATGATGATGTATAATAAAAAGAAAAATTGAATGATACAGACCATTTGTCTCAAATTATGTATATTCCACCCGAACTGGTTGCTGAGATTCTTAGTTATGGTGATTGTCACCCAAAAATACGACGGAGTATTACGCCAATTGACCTATCATAAAAAACAGTTTGTCTATCATCAAAATGTCACCAAACTTTCGCAATGGTATTTGAAACCGGATGAGTATTATATTAAATATATATTGATGAAAAATAGTATCAATCGCGTCTAGATGAATATATTTATACCCATAAGTCGCTCGTTAAACACAACAATACTATTTTTTGGCATGGAAATGGCTGGTTTATAGTGAACCCATAAAAATTGAAATAAATAAAAATAATATCTTTTGTATCATGGCTCTCAAAGTAATGGATCTCCCTAGCGAACTGGTTGCCGAAATTCTTAGTTATGGTGATGTAATGGTCACGCAAAAATACGACGGAGTATTACGACAATTGAAATATCATACGAAGGAGTTTCATTATCATCGTAATTATAACCCAAAATCACAATGGTATTATAAGCCAACCACTCATTATAAGTTTTATATTCTAATGAAAAATCAAATCAAGCTGAATTTAGATAAATATATTTATACGTCTAAACCATCAAATATGTATAATATCAATTGCGTATATACTGAAATTTATAACTTAACCAATTTTCCAAATTTAACAGAACTTTATATTGTAAATAATTTAACATAAAGAATAATTATATATTTTTTATGCGTGAAAAGTGGAAGAAAAAGCGAATGCGTCGGCGTAAACGCGAACGAAAAAAGCGAAATTAGATGAACTTCAAAATTGATGTAAAAATATACATAATACATATGTATGGAATTACCGGCTGAAATTGTATCCAAAATTATGTTGTATCATTCCAACATTACATTCAGCAAAGAAGAATTATTGGACGCGGTCAAGTTGCGTAATAAGTATTTGTTATGTATAACGTGTGAAACCAATGGCGAAGTAGAAATATTATATAGTATATTAGATAGCGATAAAAGAATTGGTAAAAAGTTTTTCAAATGGTTAAATCCTTGCGCATGGAGTTATGTATATAATGATTATTATTATTTATCTGATTAATATATATGGCTCAACCAAATGTAACCTATGTCAAAAAAAAATATTTTGGTTTTTTTAAAAAATCATTTAATTTTATAAAGTATTGCGAAAAATATTGAATAAGCTATTCGGTTTAATAAAAATTATAGTAGCTAAATTAGGAGCGATTGGTAATAATGCCTCACAAACATTACAACCGATGGTCGATAAATTGAACGCTTTTTAAATTAAAATATCTAATTTGGTTGATTTATTAGTAATACTCTAATTCGTCTAATTACTTTATTATCAAATATAATTGGCACTTTAAGTGATGTTTCAAAAATATTATCTCTTTTAACCAAACGTATAATTGGAGTAGTTGAAGAGATAATGAAGATACGTATTATTCATAATAATAAAAAAGCATTGGTTCTATAATCAGTTATATTAATTTATTATTTACAAATGCATTTATAGATAAGAATATAACAACTAGTTGTTACATATTTTGTGGTAATACTAAAAGAGCTATACAATAGATTAAAATCTCAAAAAAAAAATGTTAATGGAACAACTACATAAAACAATGTTGTTACATAAAACAGAATCGAATTCGCATAAGGATATGATAATGAGTATGAAACAAGTTTGTGACTCGTTAAAATGTCCTTTTATCTCATATATAATAACACCTAAATATCCAACTATGGATCTTGTAATTAAATCGTCCAATGCTTTAGTTGAATATTTTTTTAAATGTAAATTGAATAACCAGGGACTTTACGTATAAATGGGAATCAAACTGGAGGTAATAATTTTATTAGATTAACTAGTATGACAAATGATATGAATAAAGAATTAGATTATGTTACAGAACAAGCCAAATAAATGGAAAAAAATATAATTGATGATTCAGATATTGGTGAAACCATTAAAGAAGCTACTGGTACAAATGGTACCAAACCTGGTGATAATCAAACTGGTAACAACGCAACTGGTACCAAACCTGGTGATAATCAAACTGGTAACAACGCAACTGGTAATCCAAATAAAATATTAGAGTTAATTAAGATTGATGATAAAACCCGCTTCTTGATGTGCCAGATTCTTGTTCGGGCTCTTTCCAGCGCCTAATTTATTGGAGACACGGTAATATATAAACTTTGTCAACTTGCGCAAATACACTCTCAGAACTCATATATAATGATAAAAATGTGTCACCCACACTTTTAATAATATTCTACTAAATAATTGTGCAAAGTCAATAGTTTTTCTTTATATTCTTGTTCAAGTTGCATATTCATGATGTTGTCAGCGTGAAAGTCTTTCAGTGATAAATATCCCAACCATTTTCATTGAAGTAATCTTGACAATCCAATCCAATTCTCATAAAGAAGTGGTCCATTGGGTCAATAAACATATTGATATTGTTTCGAGAAAACTCCGTGGTTTCAATGCGTTCTCCATTTACTACGTAATGTCTGTTCATTTTTGCACTTGGTAAATTGATTGTTGATGATTTTGTAGGCCAATTTTATCTATAAATGGATGACTTAATAACACCAAATTCAATTTTCAAAAAAAAGGGTTGGCACATTTTTGTTTTTCTTTAGTTTTCATCTACAGAAACGTCTTATCCTTGCAATAATCAATTATTTTTGTTTAGGTGAAATATTTGATAGGATAAGGTAAACTCTTATCCTTGCAATAAGCAATTATTTTTTTTTTGGCTTGTTTCCATTCTTTCTCGTTATACTTTGAGGTGATTTTATTACGAGGATGAAGAGTTTCGCCCCCGATGTGTATTTTTTCTCTGCCGGTTGGATAAGGCCAAATTTTTTTTCGGAAAACACCTGATTGTTCATGAAACTGATTATTTCCTTCCACGACCTTTAATACAACATAGCATTTTGTCCGCCTCAAAACCTTGTAAATAATTAATTCATTTCTGATTTTAAAATAATATTCTCCAGACTCAAATACGTCCTTATTAGTTGGACCAGTAAAGGATACAATCTCTTTGAAAATGTCTTGAGGGAATTCCATGATTTGTTCTGCGTAGTTTGTAAGTATGACCTATGTTTGTAAGTGTTAGGTAAAATATGTTGATAGAACTAGAAAAATCAATTTTTAATTTGCCGATTTATTCAAAAAAAATAGGTCACCTACTTCCACGATATTTCTATAATCATATTCCTCCGTGTGCAATAATATACCCACGGCGAAGATAGACGATGTCCTTAAATCTACAAATCTTGATAAAGAACTTGCTAATGATATTACTACATACAAGATAGCAACCGAATTATTAAAGGGAATCCCCGAAGGCATCTCTGGAGGTAAAACTTTAAAACGTAAAACAAACGTAAAAAAATGTCTTATAAAATAATTAAACAATATAAACATATTAATAAATAATAGATATGAAATTTTTTATATCAAGGCCAACCGATATAATATTTACTCATAGATGGATATTTGATTCGTCTAATTTATTAAAACAAATTCATAAATGGAACACTCAGTTGCCCTGGATTCAATCGTATTATGCGTTGAAATCTAATCCATCCGAAGAAATGGTAAAAATATTATCAGAACATAATGTTGGATTTGACGCAGCGTCTAATCAAGAAGTATTACTTGCGAAAAAGTATTCAAATGATATTATTTATACAAATCCGCATACGATTTTACATGAAGGTACGCCATATTTAAAAGATGTAAGATTTAAAGTGGTAGATGATATTAGCGAAATAGATAATTTAAAAAGCGTTGATGTATTGATAAGAATGAATAGTTGTATTGAAACTGCGAACTGTAAATTTGATAGTAAGTTTGGTTGTACGCGCGAAGAAGCCTATGAAATTATACATTATGCGAATAAACACAATTTAAAGGTTCGGGGAATTTCATTTCATATAGGTTCGGGTGGACTTCATAATCGTAAAAAAGCATATTTATGTGCTTATAAATATGCACAACCAGTTTTATATTATTTAAGAAGTTTTTCGAATGAAGTACCTATATTAGATATAGGTGGAGGATTATTACCAAATAGTGATTTAACCGAAATACTTGGATGGACAAAATATGTACCTTATGAAATTATAGCTGAACCAGGTAGATATTATTCGGAACCGTCTTATCATTTATTTACGCAAATTATTAGTAAAACAAAACGTGGAATATTTTTAGATAATGGAGTATATCATGAACTTAATATATACCATCGAGACCACTGGGAATTTCCATTATTGACACATTCTTATGATAGTGAGACAAAAGAAACAAAAGAAATAAGCGAATATGAAACTATAAAAATATTTGGACCAACTTGTGATTCATACGATACATTGAATTACGCAAGGGTACCAAAAGAAGCTTGCATCGGTGATTGGATATTCTTGGATAATATGGGAGCATATACTGCTGCTGGAAATTGCGATTTTAATGGTATATTAGGAGCTTCTAAATAATAATGGGTAATAATTATAGTACTAACAAATTCTGATAATAATTCAATCATAAATAAGTCTATTTGATTCAATATAATATTCATATACATAAAAAAGTCAATCCATACATAAAGTGAATGGGTAATCGATATTTCATAAGCATATGAATGTTTTAAATTATATTTATGGTCTTGAATATTATTTACAATCCAAGAATTTAAAATATTCGTATTCAATGTACGTAAACTGCTATTAACAACCGAAATACAAACAATTCCAATATATTTAGGCATAGTGTTTATTGTAATATCAAAAATAATTAAATTGTCATTTGGTCCAATATTTAAAAAGCTATAATTTGGGTGAAAATGTAAAAGAAACAATTAGAATACAAGCCCATATTACAAGTATTCTAGATATTATTATAGGTAACATATATAATTATATAAAATTTCGTTTATATAAAAATTGAAATTTTATTTTTATTATAAGATTTGTAAATATGAGTTTCTTTGAAGGCAAAAACGTTCTACTGATTCATGATATGTGGATGCCTGGATTTATGTATGGCGATACAGATGATTGGTATGCTGTGTTTCTCGCACTTAGAACGTTTAATGTTAATAGTTTAACAATTTATATTCCTTACGGCGTGTCTATATATGGTGAAACGCGGCACCTTAAATGTATTCAAATGATTGGTTTAGATGTAAATCCGGCCAAATATGGAGCAAATCGCCAAGTAATTGATTATACTTATAAAAACTTAGAACAAATTGTATCCAACAGCGATATTATCGGATTGATGGCTCCATTGTCGCATACAAACGACTACGAATTGAAATACTTATTGAATACAACATCCAATAAGTATACATTTACTCAGGGGGAATCTGGAAAATATAATCGTAGTGCTTCAAACGGTATTGACCGATTTCTAGAAATGGCAGTTCCTTATAAATCCAATGATACTAAATATAAACAAGACGGAAGTAATTATACATTCGATGAATTAAAAGCAACCATTCCAGCTAATATTATTACTAATATAATGGTTCCATATAAATTGTACAAGATCTTTTGTCCACCACCATTGACCAATCCATATGTTCCAGTATTATATTTGAATATGGGAACGAATATTTGCGCAATTCAAGAATTAGCATTACAAATGGGAGTACCTAACCTATACATGCCAGTAAATATAGAAAATGTTGAACACAATAATGATATTATAAATAATTTAGCCGATTTTGAATTATCGTCTCATATGTATAGTATAAGCCCCGAATTAAATGAACCAATGAAACGCGCGTTTACAACTATGATTTATGTAGCAAGATTATTTGGTATGTACGAGTCTATTGATTCTTTATATAATTTAAGTAACGCTCCTCCGCTAAAAATTTTGCCTCCATTAAATTCGTTTACAAATCCTATGTGGGACGCAAATACATTAATTTTGGTCGATAAAATACTCTGAAATATTTTTGTAAACTAAATCATCAAAAAATTCTGCTTTATACACAATAAGAAAATTAAATAAATTATGGTATGTTTTGAGATATTCTTTACATTCGTTGAACATATTTCTTAAATTATAAGAAGGACACCATTCACAAGTAATATTGAAACAACACGGACATTTTATATTAAGAAATGGAATATTTTTATTATATTTAATATATTTTCTAATAAAAAAATTTATATATTCTGTATCACCTAATATTAATTTAGGAGGTGTAAAAGGATAATTAGAACCTATAATGAATTTGTATCTTTTGTATACTAATTCATTCTCATTTAATTCAAAATTTAGATTTAAATCATTTAACTTTTCTATATCTTTTTGTAATCGTTTAAGTATATGTGTCATTATATATTATTATATGTTATATTTATATGTTACTATTAAAAATTATAATGGTTACCATGATTTTAGATATTATTTTTTTATGGTTTATATCTAATAGAATATCTAAAATAATATATAGTATACAAGGTTCGCGATTAAATATAAATATATTTTATGCTATAATTGTATATATATTTATATGTATTCAACTATACTATTTTGTATTTATGAATAACGCAAGTTTACAATATGCTTTTATTTTAGGTTCATCTACCTATGGAATTTATGAATTTACAAATATGGCAATATTGAATAAGTGGGATTATAAAATGGCGTTATTAGATACATTATGGGGGGGAATATTATATTCTTTATCAACTTTTATTATTCGTAATATATAATTAATGAAATAATGGTTATTGGTATTTTAGGAGCGGTTGGATTAGTTATTGGAATAAATCAACTTCAAAATAAATCTAACCCGTCAGAAGTGATTCCTAGACCGAGAGAGTGTAAGACCAAGCCCGAGACAGAGCCCAACTCTAAGACACAATCAAAGAAACCAAAGAGAGTCTGGGACAAAGCCGAAGACAAAACCGAAGAGAGAGTCTGGGACAAAGCCGAAGACCACGTACCGTGAAACCAACTATTATGCATCAGGATATAACTAAAACATATGAAGCGAATGTCGCTGGGACTAAAATAAAAAGCCAAACGGTATTTATGGAATTATTAGTTAAAGCAAATTATAATAATAATTTTAAGGAGTTTGATGAATATTTTTATTTTGTATTAAAACAACCTAATAAAAAGGTGATCGAATTATTCAATCACCGTCATAAAGATATACCAAACGCATCCGGTTCGTGTTTAAGTGCTTTATTTATATTCAAAAATTACAAATACTTATTAAAAATCGTAAATAACTGCGATAAAGACATTTTAGATATTTTGGTTTCGGACGGTTTGGAAAAAAAACTTTCCTGATGAATATTTATTAAATTATGGACAATTGTTGTATTTATTTAATATTCATACTAAGTTAGAAGATAAATATAAGAAAATAAAATTATATTCATTATTTTTTTAATCAAATACTTTGAATCTGAATTCAATAAGTTATTCATTCCTTATACAAAATATAATCCAGTCGCACCATTTCCAACGACGGACGATTATATTAAGTTTGAAGATTACAAAGATTGGTATATTATAAGAAAGTTCGATATTTAAATAGATGACCCACAAAAAAGTTTAAAGGAGTTTCAACTTGAAACATCAGATATTATAACTAACTTTGTATATCCAAGATACGACGGTCATCCTATATGGGTACAAGATACAACAAGAACTATACCACCCATAAATAGATTTAGAAAATATAAAAAAATTTAGTAGACGTAAATCTTGGATGAAAAGATCTACATAATAAGTCTTAAAATAAGTGTAAATACTATGGTATGAACTATGAAGCCAAATGGAGTCGGGCAACCTTTTTTGTCACATATATTTCCTAAAATAGAATTGACTAATTTGTAAGTAAACGGATTAGAGACAAGAATAAATATAATGGTCGTATATAAAGTATACAACCATTTTTCATAATTGGTTAGCTTACATTGACATTGTTTTTTTTCACAACTTTCGCACATTATAATATAATTATATTTTAAATTGAAAATAATTCATTCATTTTTTTACCTTCTTTAGAAGGTTTA